CCGCCGGCGCCCCCCCCCCTATGCAGGAGCCGGCTCGGTCACACCGCGTCGCCACGCGGATCAAAATGGGACCTGGTCATTCATATCATCAGCTTGATCAAATTCAGCAGGCGGGGGATCGACGGCCTTCGGCTTGGCAGCCGCCGGCACAGTAGCCTTCGAAATTTTGACCCGGATTGCTTCCACCATGTCAGAACCGAACTGGACCATGGCCGGATAGAGCACGATGATTTTGTTCTCCCAGCCATCGCTGTCGTCGCCGTATGCGGCTGAGATCACCTTGGCGTTGGTGACGTTCAGCACCATGCTGTCGGCCGGCATTTCGCGGTCGAACTTCTTGAAATAGAGGATCGGCTTTTTGGCGGCATCTTTGCCGCTGCCGACGAGCTCGAGGTCGACACGCTCGATCATGGCCCGGACTTCACGATCTTCCAGATGCGAAGCCTTGAGATATTTGGACGGAAATGCGTCAAGCACTTTCATGTCAGCTCCGTTTGTTTGGTCAGTTCGTTTCGTTGCGCATCGATCGCGTCGGCCAATACTCGCAACGCGCGGCTATCGGCGTGCATCTGCAGCATCGGCAGCGTGCCGATCTCAAAACCGAATTGCTTGAGTTCGGCCAGTTTCCACAAATAATGCTTTGCATCCGCCTCGAACATGTTGGTGCGCGAGTGCAGATCGGCGCAGATATGGTGTACGGCGAAGGTCATCCGTAAATTCCGTTTTCAGAGTGGTCTTTCTGGAATTCCTCGTCCGTGTATTCATGCGAAGGCCAATGCGAGCACACGATTGCGATGGCGTGCAGCCGCGCGGCTTTCAGATCCAAGCCTTCGTCGATCAGCCGGGCGATCGTAGCAGTCATGAATTCATCTCGCGTCACGGCAGCCTCTTTTGCTGTTGCCGCAGGCACCATGCGGTGTAGAGCAGCAGTGTGATGAAGATCAGTGCCAGCATGATATTACCGTTCATTGATAATCCTAGCTAGAAAGTTTGCGCGCTCCTTTGCGTGACGCAGACGATGGTGTTTTTTGCACAGCCACATAATATGTAAAGGTCGCGAGTAATTTTCATGGTGTGCGTCGATGTGGCGGTTTGTTCCGCAAACTTGACATCTATAATCACGCCACGTTCTTAGTCCCTCACGCTGCGCCCAACCCTTCATTTTCTGTACAAGAAAATGGGCCACTGCACGCTCTTTAGCGCGTTTCTTTTTACAAAAACCGCACCGCCAATTGCGCCCTTTGATCTTTCCACCGCAGTCCATGCAAATGCTCATAAATGGAGTGTGCCATACCTTGACAGGTCATGTCAAGCCTTGACGTGGCCCCAAAATTAAATTATGGGGAACTATGGTCACAGCAAAACAAATTCGCATCACCCGCGAGCGCCTGGGCGAAAGCCACGGCAAATTCGCAAAACGGTTTGGCGTTGCCCGCACCACAATCCTCAATTGGGAAAAGTCAGGGCCGCCTCGGACAAGTTATGCACAGCATTTCATTACTGAGAAACTGGCTACCATGGGATTTGAGTATGCCAAACGGAGCCGCCGATGACCCGCGGCGACCACACCGGCAACGGCAAGGACTGGCCGCTCGAGCGCATCGAGGAATTGCAGGCATTGGCGGCCGAGGGGCTGTCCGCCCGCGACATGGCCGACAAGATGCACATGAGCCGGAATGCAATCCTGGGTATGTGCTACCGGCGCGACATCAAGATCAAGCGCCAATTCAAGGCGAAAAACAGATTAAAGCGGCCCAATGGCGGCCACAGAGTACGTTTGTACGAAGGTTGGAAGCCGCCCAGGCAAACGCCGAGCCGCGGTCTGGGAATGGCCGTCCGTGAGGCCGCTGTCCACCTGCCGCCCGGCATGACCGACTTACCAGCGACAGCGCCAGAGGGCTTGGGCGTTACTTTCTTCGATCTTGCCCCGGAACATTGCCGGTACGTCTGCTCTGGCGAGGGTCTTGGTATTGTATACTGCGGTGCAACATCGGAACCGGACTGCTCGTGGTGCGCGCGGCACCGGCGCGTGGTCTACCGGCCGAGGGGATAAACAGAATGATCGGCACCAGACTCCCCGACGATTGGGCCCCATCCGAAGCTGACACAATCTACGGTATCGGCCTCGGGTTCACCACGACACAAGTTATTGATATTGCAGAGGATTTACGGCTTTGGGCCGGGGCCAATGCGAACCGGCAAATCGCCCGAAAACTAAACTGGTCGATGGCGTTCAAGTCCTGGATGAGACGCGAAGCAGCAAAAAGAGGAACCCGCTATGGCACAGCAAATCCAATCGGCGCAGCCTTCGACAAGATCGCAGATTATTCAACAGGCGGCCACAGCCAAGTCGATTCTGGAAACCCCGACCTCGGCGAAGCAAGCGGCGGAAGCGGGCAAGAGACTTTTGGGTTCATTTCCCCACGCAAAGCCGGCTGATCCTGAGGGCTATGCGCTGTCGATCGCCATGGTTTTGCAGCAATATCCGCTCGGGGTCGTGCAGAATTGCTGCGATCCGCGCACTGGATTAGCTCGCGAGCGAGAGTTTCCGCCGACAGTGGCCAGTATCGTCGACTGGTGCGAATTGCGCGTCAAGCGCCACCAGGGCGCGGTGATCCACGCCCGTCAGATCGAGGCCGAGAAGGAATTTACCGAGCACCACCGCAAAACCATGCTGGGGCGGCTGGCCGAGCTGTGGAAGGGGCTGCTCAAGCCGGTGGCGCCATGAGTTTTCCGCAAGCACCGGTCGACAGCGAGCAAAGATATTTGGCGGCCTGTTTCCAATATCTGCGGTTTGTATTCAACGGGGCGCCGCGGGATTACATTCGCGATGCCGCCCGAGAGATCTACCGCTGGTCGCCTTATCCGTGGCCGCCCAAGAACAAAGATACGGTCCACTGATGACGCCAATCCCCACCTACGCCGCGCTGCTGGCGTTCATGCGGGCGCAGCTCGACCGGCTGCAGATGTCGACGGAGGTCTACGACCATCATGCCGGGTGGGCTGACGGCTCGGCGGCAACCGTATTGAACGGCCACAAGCATTTTTCCGGGCCGTCGCTGTTCCTGGCATTGAACGCGCTGGGCTGCACGCTCCTGGTGGTAGAGGATCCGGGATTGGTGGCACGGATCAAGAAATCATCGAAGTACAAGCTTCGGGCTGACAATGTTGTCATGGGGATGCGTCAAAGCCCGGTAGTACGTAGACGTATACGTAAGTTCACGATGCTGCTGGACGACACCCGGGTAAACGGCCGCAATGGCGGTCTGGCGCGTGCGAAGTTAGGGCCTAAAAAGCTGTCTAAAATCAACCGCAAGGCCGCTTTGACCCGCTGGCGGCAGGCCAGGAAGGTGATGGTCACATGAGCTTAAAGTTTTTGCCGGTGGAGCTAAGAGATAGCCACGTCGCCCTGAGAATGGAAGGCAGTATGAAAAAGCGTATTGAAACTCTTGCGCGGCAAGAGAAAAGAACAACAAGCGACGTTATGCGGCTTCTTTTGGAAGAAGCGTTGAAGGCGAGGAAGGCAAAATGTTGACACGTCGCTCGCTATTCGGTGCAATTTTCTTGCCTGTTTCTCCTGCGCAGGCAACCAAATCCCGTATTGATTTTCCTGCGGAAACTTGGAAGCGCTGGTACTATCAATATCATGCCTTGTGGCAGGAACTTGTGTGGAAAACGAGAGGATTGCCAGACCCAAAAAGGGTGGATTTACGGATTTTATATCAGCGTGCAAAGCAAGAAGGCTACGAATCCGCCAGAGCGTGGTTGCAGTATCTTGAAAGTTGCCGCAAAAACCCCAATGCGGCGGACAAGATATGATCCCGCTCACCCCGCGGGCCGCAAAGCTGACGCCGAAGCAACTGAGCCGCGCTGCCAAACGCGCCAATTTTGTGCGGTGGCGCGAGGCCAGAAAGGCGGTGGTGACATGAACCGCCCCACACCAAAACAATGGCTGCAATGGGATGGATTTGAACGCACTTGCAGTCCGCCAGCAATGTACGGAACGATTATTGGGCATTACATCGGACGTTTTAAGAATGGTAAGCCGCGCTATGGACCGTGGATTTTTCCAAGCACACAACTTCTAACGTGCCAACAGTGTGGCACGATCGGCGGCCCAAAACTTGTGCGGGCCAGATTCTATTATGCGAGTTCAAATCCGTCAGGACGAGGAAAGACGGTTTGGTGGCCGACAGCACCTCGTTTGGATGCCTGCAATAGGTGTCATCGAAAAAATCAAAGGGATTTTCTTAGGTTTTTAGAGTGCAAACGAACCTTCTACCAACTCAACAAGCTAAAGGAGCTAATAAATGTCAAACGTAAAGATCAAGAAAACCGGAGACCTGCGGAAGTTTCTGGTTGAGGCGATGGAAAAACTGGAATCCGGAAACATTTCCGTCGATATCGGCAGCGGATTAGCCAAGCTAGGCCGTGAAGTAAATAACAGCTTCTATGCCGAGATTGAAGCTATGCGCATCAAAAAAGAGCTTGGTCAGACCGCCGAGAAAATGGGCCAGTTGCCGGTGTCTTATGACTAGAAGTCGGGCTTCTAAGCGAAGAAATTCGCGTCTCAGGCATTATCAGGAGAGGGCCTCCCCGCACTTAAAAGAAATTAGAAAGGCGGAACTGAGACTACGGATGCGCCGCCTCAGAATAGCGCGGGATATCGCAAAACAGCTAGCGTTGCAGGAGGCCGCAAAATGCTGAAAAAAGGCCATAGAATAACAGAGCCGCGTAGACTGGTTGAGCAGATGGTCGAGCAGGAAGAATTCGTCGAATGGCTGCGCGAGGCTACCCACAATCCGCGATTATATCTGGAACTCATGGCTCCCGATATCCTGGCAAAATGGGCGACCTATTACGATGTCGGAATGACAGCATACCAAGCACGGGAGGGAATGCAGCAATGGCTGAACGGCCCGCAACTGCTCGTATCAAGAATTTCGAGCAAAACCGAACAGAATTCGCTGACGCGCCCGCGGAAGAAGTCTGGCGGCCGGAACCGCACATGATTCCGCTCACCCGCCAATCGGCCGAGGTGTATTTTGCCGCGCAGCCGATTGCGCCGATCGGGCACGCGGAGATCAAATTCCTCAAGGACGCGGCCATGCGCTCGCTGCGGCAACGCTGCCGCATCTGCCTGCACGCGGGCGAGCAGGCGCTGCTGCACGAAACCGTGCTTTGCTACACCAGCGACACGTTCAACCGGCCGAACCGGCATCCGATGGCGGAGAGCTTCCATGTGCTGGAAGGCGCCTGCGACGTGATCTTTTTCACCGAAGATGGCCGCCCCGACAAGGTATTGCGCATGGAGGCGGCGGTGCGCGGCAACGGCCGGCCGTTCATCGTGCAGTTCCCGGTGATGGTTTACCACACCATGATCGTGCGCTCGCAGTGGCTGGTGATTCACGAGACCTGCCGCGGGCCGTTCGTGCGCGGCACCACCACGCAATACGCGCCGTGGGCTCCGCGGGAAACCGATGCGACGGATATCGAGGATTTCCTGGCCAAGTTGGAGGGATATTGCAAATGAAACATGCTGCACCTGCACGTCGAGCGGTACGCACCAGAATGTGGGCCGCGATTAGTGAAGATGCGCCGCCACAGATTTATGAAGTGGCGTGGCATCGGATAAACCTTGATCGTCAAGATTTGCGCCATATTCGAGTTAGCGTAGTTCCTGACGTAAAAAAACCTAAAGCGCCCAAGCCCAAATGACCCGCAGCCTGATCATCGGCGCCACGGGCGGCATCGGCCGTGAGGTCGTGGTGGCATTAGCAGCGCGGGGCGATCAAGTTGTGCCGTTCGGCCGTGAGATGACCAAATGGGGCAGATATCCGGACGAGATCGATTATTTGGTATTTCTGCAACGCAGCCGCGAATCGGAAAACCAATGGCAGCACGAGTTTAATATCAGCCTGACTGTCACCAAGGAGATCGTGGAATTGATGGCTGATCGCTTTACCGGCAATGACCGCGCGATCGTCATTGTATCCTCGGTCAACTCGTTGCTGGTAAACAATAAATTGCCAATCGGCTATCATGCTTGCAAAGCCGCACTGGAATCCATGTGCCGGTATTGGGCAGTGGAGTTGGGGCCGAAGGGCATCCGCTGCAACTGCGTGGCGCCGGGCACGATTCACAAAGGCGGCGCGGAATGGCCGAACAAGGCGTTCCATGAGCGCATCACGCCGCTGCGGCGCATGGGCAGTGCCGGCGAGGTTGCCGCCGTAATCGCGTTCCTGGCCTCGCCCATGAGTTCTTTCGTGACCGGGCAGACCCTCACGGTCGACGGCGGCGTGTCGCTGCAATGGCAGGAGAGCTTGGCTGCGGGGGTTCAGAGTTAATGCGTCGTTACTCGCCAACTGTTGAGCGGGCAAAACCTTGAATGAAATCGAAGCATGTCCGAGGAAAGGTACGCGATGCCCGACTATCTATTAACGAAAGCCACTGAGCACTATGGCTATTTCGGCTTCCCAGACGGCGACGAAATGCCCTTGGATGACAAAGGAGCAGTTTTCATAACGCACGACAAGGATGGCGATACAGCCACCGTGACCGTCCGCGCACCCCGTTCGACCTATGAAGCAAAAATCTCACTTCCCATTTTGGAGTGGATGGCAATGACCGAAGGCAGTTGGGTTATGGGGCAGCGCCAGGCGTGGATTTTGGAAGTCGTTCAAATCTACGGGTATATCAATCGGGAGCACGTCATGCGGAAGTTTGGTGTTTCGACACCGCAGGCGTCCATCATTTTACGGCAGTTCCAAGAGCACCACCCGAATGCGATTGTCTATAACAAGACCACAAAGAGGTACGAGCTTGCCGATTGCGATAGACGACATACACGGGGTTAATCGGCAAATGACCTATCGCAAGCGCACCACATGCCGGCTGTGTGACAGTACGCAGCTTATTATTGCACTGCACTATCCGCCGCAGCCATTGGCGGATGCGTATCTTAAGAAACTTACGGGTCAAACTGATAAGATTTATCCCCTCGACCTGTACTTATGCGAGGAATGCGGCTGTGCGCAGCTACTGGATGTGGTGAGCGGCGACGAGATTTATCCGCAATACACCTACGAGACCGGTTCAAGTCCGGCATTGGTGGAGCATTTTCAGCAGTACGCGCTTGATGTTTATGAGAAAATTCAGCCGAACCCAAGCGGGCTGATCGTCGATATTGGCGGCAACGACGGCACGCTGCTCGACTGGTTTCGGATGTTCGGGATGCGAGCAATAAATATCGATCCTGCGCCGGTCAATTCGAATATCGAAGATATGGTGCGGATTTACCGCTTCTTCGATGCCGCCAATGCTGAGTTCATCCAATCGAAATGGGGTCACGCCTCGATCGTCACGGCCAACAACGTCTACGCCAACATCGACGATCTGCGCAGCTTTACCGAGGCGGTGCGCAACTTGCTTGCACCGGATGGGGTATTCGTATTCGAGACGTTCTATCTGGCTGATTTCATTGACAATATGGTGTTCGATTTCATCTATCACGAGCATCTGACGGCATTCAGCCTGGCGCCATTAATTGGGTTTTTTCAGCGGCTTGGGATGCAGATATTCGACGTGCAGCGCGTGCCGACCAAGGGCGGCAGCATCCGCGTCTATGTGCAGCACGAAGGCGGCAGGCGGCCTGTCACGCCGGATGTGCCGGCATTGGTGGAATGGGAGTATTTGCGGGGGTTGCATAAGTTGCAAACGTATTACGAGTTTGCTCACAAAATTTCTTTAGCTCAAGAAACATTTTGGCATTGGCTCTTGTCGTCTACGCCACAAAAGGCAATAATTGCTGGCTATGGAGCTTCTCCAACATCTACTACCTTGATTTATAATTGGAGCTTAGGTGCGCATATTGATTATCTGATCGATGATTGGCCGGCCAAACAAGGCACATTCAGCCCTGGTTTGCATTTACCGGTGTATGAAAGCGATCAATCGCTGAATGGCTTTGAAATGGGCAGGCATCCCGATTACGTCATCATCCTGGCCTGGCGCTATGCCGAGCAGATCATGGCCCGCAATCCGGGCTACCGCGGGACGTGGATCGTGCCGTTGCCGGAATTGAGGGTCATCAAGGCCAATAGCTTGGCGATCGGCTCTGGAATCGGCGAGCCGGCGGCGTAGTTTTGCGCGGTGCGCAGCGTCACGCCGAGCATGGATGCGGTTGCCTTGGCATGTGGGGTCAGGCCTAGCGTTTTGAGCGTGGCGAGATAATCTTCCGTCGTCATTGCGGATGCTCCATGGTGCAGCCTTTACTGCAGCGGAATCGCTTGTGCCGAATGTTGTTTATGCGGCCAAAGTGACCGCAGCGGCACGTCAGCCACACCAATCCGCGGGGCACCAGTTCGGCTTTGCCGAGCTCGGCCAGATAAGCGTTGCGATCGATTTCATCGCGCAACACCGCATTTGATTGGCGTCGACTGCGATCTTTGGCCCAATTCAGTGCCATTGCGCAGATTATCATACTGCGCTACAAAAAGAAGCCCGGATCGGCGGTGAGCTCGATCCGGGCTAAACTGCACTGTGCTTCGACGGCTGGTGCAGCGACAAGGGCTAAACATACAAGCCCTAGTCAGTCAAATCAAGCCGTCAGCCCGGCCAAGTGCCGATCGAGCCGCACACAATAGGTTGCTCATCAGCGGGCATTGGCGCGCGTCCAATGGCAGACGACGGCGGGAACTTACCGTGACAGAGCACGGCCTTCCGACCGCAGCAAATGCCGTGACGGGCTATGCTGGCATCTGTGGGCATTAATGGCGCTGTAGAGTGCGATGGCAGCTAATAGCTGTGGTCAGGGGATTGGCCCTCCATATCGGGCATCCACAGGTATACCGTCTATCGTCACGCCAGTACCGCACGGCCCAAGCGCACAAGGCTATGGGCCAGGCTTGCGGAAGCGGAGCTATGGCTGATTAGCTCATTATCCACCCAATGGGCATAACGGTTACATGTGCAACTAATTAAATAGTTACCAACGCAACAGATATGACTAAGCTATTGATGTAGCGTCTGAATATGTCAATATTGGGCAAAATGTTCCGTAATACATGTTATGCGAATTGCAATCGGCCGCACCAGCTAAGCCATTGATATTGCTACGCCAGGCGCGGGTTGCGCAGCGATGGGCTGGCAGCTGGGATGAAATAGACCGGACGGGAGGGGGTGGGGGGAGGACTTTCCGGCTCGGCCAAAACTCGACCTATCCTTGATTTCACGCGCCGGTTTGGAAAAGCATGTGACATTTCAGCCACATACGGTGAACTGCCGGTCATTGTACAATTCAGCACAGTGGCAATGTGTTGCATAAATACCACTGGACTACATAACGGCGTTATGCCAATTGTGGCAAAATGGTCGATAGCATAGCCGAAACCGAATTTGGCTGGGGTCCAGCGATGGCAGCGCTGACCGACAAGCAGCGTTTGTACGTTCTGGCCATGGCGGCAGACCCTTTTGGAAACCCCAGCCAGTGGGCCCGGGAGGCCGGCTACAGCACCCATATGGGGCAGGACCGGATACGCGGGCATGAGCTCTCCCATAATCCGGCAATTGAGCGGGCGGTACGGGAATATGCGGGGACGGCGCTTGGAACGCTTGGCCCAATGTTGGCCGCGGCTGGGCTGTTGCGGATTGCGCGTAAGCCTGACCATCCCGATCATCTCAAAGCGCTGACTGCGATCGCCAACCGGGTGGGCATGAACGAGACTACGGAGCACAAGGTCCGGGTGGAGCATACCGATTTGACCGGTCAGGCATTGCTGAACCGCATTGCAGCTTTGGCCAATAAGCACGGATTGGATGCTGCAAAGCTGCTCGGGGCCAATGTTCCACATGAAACACCAGAAATAACTGTTGAATATCAAGAGGTTACACCAGATGTACAGCCACAGCAAAGATCTGAATGACCCTTCATTCTTTCGCAAGGGCGGCCTGCTCATGCCGCTTGGGCCGGACCAGGTGCATATCCAGGTCGGCAAGAACGGCGACGGCTCGTGGTATATTCAGCTCGACGGCAAGCCGAACCGGGACAAGCCGGGGCTGATGCGCAGCCATATGACGCCGCGGCAGATGTTCGAATTGTGCGCGGGCACGCTGTCGGCCATGGGATATACCAACCTGGATATCAAGCCGCCGGACGAGGATGCGAGCTACCAGCAGATGATGGATGAGGCGAACCGGGCGTGACCCAGCCGTCGCAGGCTGAGCTGCGGGAAATCCTCACAACTCTCGAGGCGATCGATCATCGCAAGACCTATCAGCGGGCGTATTACTTCGAGCCGTATGAGAAGCAAAAGCAGTTCTTCAATCTCGGGAATATCAAACGCGAGCGGCTGCTGACGGCCGGCAACCAGCAGGGCAAGACGGAAGCCGGCGCGTTCGAGGCTTATGTTCATTTGACTGGCGACTATCCTTCTTGGTGGAAAGGGCGGCGTTTTGCGAATGCCACCAAAGGCTGGTTGGTTGGCAAGACATCGGTAGTCACGCGCGATACCATACAGAAAAAGTTGTGCGGCGAACCGGGCGTCGACTCTCTGTTTGGTACGGGGATGATCCCGAAGGACAGCTTTGTTGACAAACCATCCTTGGCGCGCGGTGTTACTAATGCCTATGACAGTATTCATGTTCGACATAAATCAGGCGGCATCAGCATCGCTCGTTTCAAGTCATATGACCAGGGCCGTGAAGTGTTCCAAGGTGAGACTTTGGACTGGTTCTGGAATGATGAGGAATGCCCGATTGAAATTTATATGGAAGAATTGGCGCGCATTACCGCCACTAACGGGATTGGTTTCACGACTTTTACATCCATGCTGGGCGATACCAAGCTGACCGAGCGATTTCTAAGCGACAAGGGCGTCGATCGCGATGTGGTTCAGATGGGGATCATCGATGCCTTGCACATTCCAAAGGAACAACACGCAGCTCTTATTGCGCAATATCTTCCGCACCAGCGCATTGCCCGCATTTACGGCGGCATCATGCGTGGTGAAGGTCTTATCTTCACGACGCCGGAGGAAAGCCTGAAAGAACCCCCGATCACCCAGATCCCGCCGTTCTGGGTGAAAATCTGGGGCATCGACTTCGGCATCGGCCACCCGTTCGCGGCTGCATTGCTGCTGTGGGACAGAGACGAGGATGTAATCCATGTCCACACCACGATACGAATGGCTGATGCTTTATCCATCGTTCACGCCGACAGCATCAAACGAATTGGAGCCGACGTTCCCGTGGCTTGGCCTCGGGATGGGACGGAAAGGGATTCTCATTCAGGCGAGCCTCTGGCCTCGATCTACAAGAAGCACGGACTCGCCATGCTCGGCGAGCACGCCACCTGGTCGGAAGGCGGATTGAGCACCTATGCGGGCGTCAAGGAGATGGACGAGCGCATGAAAACCGGCCGCTTCAAGGTGGCCAATCATCTGGAAGAATTCTTCCAGGAATACCGCAACTATCACTACAAGGACGGCAAGATCGTCAAGATCAAGGACGACATACTCAGTGCCGTGCGTATCGGCATCATGATGAAGCGCCATGCCCGTTCGGTGGCATTGGGCGGCCAGCGCGCCAAGCGCAACGACCCGCGGCTCAAGTTCGCGGTTGGGTCGCCGCTGCACCCCGATGGGGACATTAATATCTTTGGCTAGTGGTACATAGCCTTGGTTGCTGCGGCGGCGGATTGTCCCTGAAATTGCAGGGAGTTCCTTGTGGCCGACCTATCTCCAGCGGAAAAGAAGGTCTTTGGCGAGGAAGCGTATATCCATCCGATCACCAACGGCATCATCGAGGTTGGATCTGGTGCGTTTCCAGCTTGGCGGCAGGCTTTGATCCATTGCGATAAGATCGAAGCCGAATCCGGCGATGAATTGGCCAACGATCTCCGGCGCAGGCTACTCCCTGAAATGCCAAAACAAGTGGCTGCGCAAGTCCGCGCCAAGCTAGGAGAATAGTCATGCCCGCCATGTTCACCGGTTCGGTCCACAAGACGCCAAAAGAACTCGCCGAAATGCAGATGCTGATCGACCAGGGCAAGCTGCCACGGGACGCCATCGAGCAGTATTACGAAAACGAGTTCATGGCAGTCTACGGCGAGAACTACAAGACCGACAAGAACGGTGAGCCGATCGAGCAGGGCATTGGTTCGAAATCCCAGCCTTCGCCGAATTCCATTGCGGCCTACATCAAGACCCAGACCCAATACCGCAAGAACGGCCCCGAACCCGGCTACGATGAACATCTGGCCCGAATGGAAGCCGAGCTCGCCGCCTTCAACGCCGGCCGTGGTCGCAAGAAGCCCGGCCCGAAACCGCGTCCACGGGCCGCATAAATGGCCGACATGTTTTCTTCGCCCGGCGCGTCAAATCTGTTCTCGGGCGGCGCACTGACCGATCAGGTCGCCAACGAGACCGACGAGGAACGGCGCAAGCGATTGCTGGCCCAGCAGCAGCAACGGTTGCTGCCGTCCACTGCAGGCACGCCGGGGGCCTCGTCGCTAGGTCTGTCGCTCACCGGCTATGGCGCGGGAGCGGGACCAGGTGGCAGATAAGGACACCAGCCGTGGCTACGTTCCGACCGAGGCCGAGCGCGGCATGTATCAGGCCGACTATCGGCTGTTCACGCAACTGCAAATCTACCGCAACGTGTTTGCCGCGCAGTGGGAGGAAGCCGCCCGGCTGATCCTGCCCACCTCGCTCAACACCTTCATGTACGGCAGCTATAATTTTCCGGGGCAGAAGAAAACCGAGCAGCAGGTTGATGCCTCTGGAATGCTGGCGCTGACGCAATTTGTTGCCATCGCCGACTCGCTGGTCACGCCGAAAAATCAGTTCTGGCACGGCTTCAAGGTCTCACCGGACCTGATGCGCGATCGTGCTGTGCGGGTGTTCCTCGGCCAGTTGCGCGATATCGTGTTCGATTTCCGCTATCGCACCATCGGCAATTTCGAGGCGCAGAAAACCAACAACTACCAATCTCTTGGCGCGTTCGGCAATTCGATCATGTTCGTCGACGCCTTCGATAATCGCTGGAACCGCGGCTCGTATGGCCTGCGCTACAAGGCGGTGCCGCTTGGCGAGTGCTTCTTCGGTGAGAACCATCAGGGCGTGGTCAATACCATCGTGCGCTGGTTCCGCCGTACCGCCGATCAGGCGCGCGAAGCGTTCGGCGAGGAACGCTTGCCGGGCGCGCTATGCACTGCGCTCGACCAGAACTCGCAGACGCCGTTCGATTTTCTGCATGTGGTGCGGCCGCGCGATGCCGACGATTATGATCCGCAGCGGCTCGACTATAAGGGAATGCCGTTCACGTCGCGATATTATTGCATTCAGGGCGAGACCCTGATGGCGCCTGAAAGCGGCTTTAGAAAGTTTCCCTATGCGGTGTCGCGCTACGACCAGACGCCGGGCGAAGTCTACGGCCGCGGTCCGGCGCAGATGGTGCTGCCGTCGCTCAAGACGCTGAACGCCCAGAAGCGCACCTTCCTCAAGACCGGCCATCGCGCCGCCGATCCGGTCTATCTGATCGGCGACGACGGCTTGATGTCGCTCGACCAGCGGCCGGGCGCGATCAATCCGGGCGGCGTTAGTTCGGACGGCAAGGAACTGGTCAAGACATTGCCCGTAGGAAATGTGCAGTTCACGCTCGAGATGATGCAGGAAGAACGCTCCATCATCGACAACATGTTCTTCACACCGCTGTTCAAGACGCTTACCGACCATCCCGACATGACCGCAACGCAGGTGATTGAGCTGTTGAACGAGCGTGGCATGTTGGTGGCGCCGACGCTCGGCCGCCAGCATTCCGAGAACATCGGCAACATGGTGCCGCGCGAGGTCGATATATTGCAGCAGATGCGGCTGTTGCCGCAGGTGCCGCCGGCACTGCGCGAGGCTGGTGGGCTCGATCTGTTGCAGGTCGAGGATACGTCCCCGCTCGCCATGGCTGCCAAGGGCAATCAGTTGGCCGGCTTCAACCGATGGGTCTCGCAGTTGCACGAATGGGCCAGCGTCACCGGCGACATGTCCGTGCTGGACCCGGTGAACTTCACAACCGCAGTGCCGGATTCCGGCCGCATCCAATCCGTCAAGGAGGATTGGATCTCAACGCCGCAGGAGATTGCCGCCAAGCAGAAGAACCGTGCTGCAGCCGCACAACGGCAGGCGGCTAACGAGGCGGCGCCAGGGCAAGCGGCGCTGATGAACGCCCAGGCCAAGATTCAGAAGCTCAATCCCGGTATGCAGCAAGGAGCGCAGCCGCAACCGCAGCCAACGCTACAATGAGAAGCGCACGCCAGTGAGCAACTTCGCGCGCATGGACAAGCATGAGCTCGCCGCTACCTGGCAGGTCCGCTGCCTGAGAGCGGCACAGGGCAAGTTTGCCTCGGTGCTGCTGACGATATTCTTCTTCAACTATTATGAGCAGGCGCAATATCTGATGTGGTCTGCCTATGGCCGCAACAGGGACATTGCGTTTCCGTTCCATACCGGCGGGGCGACTATCGTTAATTCAGGCCAGGTGGTGTGCGATCTGAACGTGGGCCGCCTCGGCGATCGGCTCAAGGTGCGGCGCAATGTCAAGGTATTCGATACCGAGGGTGAGCTGATCCGCGAGTTTCGCGGCTTGGCTGACAAGCTGAAACTCGACGATGCCGATCGTACCGCCATGACCGACACGATCAAGAACTGGATCGTGTGCGATCTGCGTATCAACTATCTGGGACAAAGAGTTGTCGCGTGAAAGCGCCACAAAGCATCATCGAACTGGTACGCCGGCTTGGCTTTCGCAAGCGGGGCTATCAGGTGGTGTTCGGTGTGCCCGGTACGGCTGGCCACGCGGCGTTTTCCGATCTGGCGCGGTACTGTTGTTTCTTCGAGGGCGAGGTTGCCAAGAGCCATGATGAGACATTGATCCGCATTGGCCGCCGCGAGGCGTTTCTGTATATTTGGAAGCATCTTAATCTCACGACCGAGGAACTGGCGGCGCTGTACCGCTCGGCCTATCCGACTTTGATCAGTCAACAGGGAGAAGAATAATGCTGTGGCACGCAAAAGCTGGAATGTTCTATTCACCCGAAGGCGACGCTCCTGGCGCCGCACCCGCACCCGCGGCTCCCGCCGCGCCCGGTGGGGCCGTGCCTCCTCCCGCTGGTGGCGCAGGCGGGGCAACGACTTGGTATCAGGGGATCGACGCTGACCTGTTGGGTCACGCCAATAATAAAGGCTGGAAGATTGATGATCCCAAGACCGCGTTCGAGACCGCGGCCAAGGCGCACCGTGAGGCACAATCAAAGCTCGGTGTTCCGGCGGAAGAACTTTTGCGACTGCCGCGCGCAAATGCTTCCGAGGGCGATATAAAATCTTTTCGTTCTAAGCTCGGTGTTCCAGCAGAACCAAAGGATTATGATCTCTCGGGGATCAAATTTGCTGGTTCCGACTTGGATCAAGGGTTTGCCGATTCTCTGCGTAGAGGCCTGTATGAGGCCGGTGTCCCAAAGGACAATGCGCAGGCAGCAATCAAGCCCGTTCTTAAATATTTGGAAGATCAGGAGGTCGAGGAAAACGCCGTTATGACGGCGAAGGTGTCCAAAGAAATGGAGGATTTAAACCGTTCCTGGGGTGTCAATAAGGATAGAAACGAGTTTATCGCCAAATCTTTTCTATCAAAACTTGCGCTTGCCGCCGGTGTGGACGCGACAACTGCGACTACAGCTTGGGATGCGTTGTCCAAGGTTGGTGGTGTCGGCGCTGCCGCGGCCATGAAGATGCTGCTCGAAGGGGGTATCCGCACTGGCGAGGATCGTTATGTGTCCGGCGGTGCGCCGGGTAGCAACATGCCGTTATCGCGTGAGGGCGCATTGGCCAGACTACAAGCCATCAAAGGTAATGATATCAATACCGGAGATGTTGATTTCAAAAAGAGGCTGGCCGCAGGAAATCAGGCAGCCAAGGATGAATGGAAGGCACTTCATCAAGTTGCTTTTGGCAAGGTAGCTTAAAGGAGAAATCAAGTGCCCCCGGTGAGCGAGAAACAAAGACGTTTGTTTCGCTGGGCCGCGGCACATCCCGGTGCGGCTGCCAAGCGCGGCATCAAGCAGTCGGTAGCCAAGGAGTTCAACGCGGCCGATCCTGGCGGCAAGCTGCCCAAGACCAAGCACATCAAGAAGAAATAGCATGTCCGATTCACGCGAAGATGTGCCGGCGCTCGGCAACAAGGCCGTGGTCGACATGCTCGAGCAGGTTCTGGCCGAGGCCAGGAAGGGCAAGATGTGCCATATTGGCGTCATCATGTCCCAGCATCCGGCCAGTCACGGCATCGGCATTGCCGGTGAGGTCGCGCTGGGCGAGGTGTGCAAGGCCGGTATTGTCGACCTGATCAATCAGATCGACGCTCGCAACAAGAACGGCATCATGCCGCCGCGTGACGAAAGCCTTGGCGAGAACTACGTCACCTACAACATGGTGGTCTGCCCGGTCAGCTTCGACTATCTGTTCTGGCTGGTCGACGCGCTTATGCGGATGAAAGCTGCCGGGCTGCCGGGGCCGCTCAAGGTGGCGTTCTGGAAAGGCCAGGACGGCATCGGCCGGCTCAATGAGCCGATCATCCGGCAGTTCTTCGACGGCGTGCTGCGACCGTTGCTGCCGCTGTTCGGGGCCGTCGAGGTCAGTCCGGCCAAGTTCATGGGCCGCTGCAAGAACCTCTATGTGCCGCGCGATATCGTCGATTATGTCAAGGAAGGCCAGAAAGTGCCGATGGCCAAGGCACCGGGCGGCGCCAAGCTGGAAGTGGCGTTGTGGCTCAAGAAACGCGGTATCTCCAATCCGGTGGTGATCACATTGCGCGAGGCACAGCATTGGGATCATCGCAACAGCAATATCGACGCGTGGTTGAGGTTCGCACAGGATCTGGAACGCCAAGACGAGCAAGTCGTGATCGTGCGCGATACAAGACGTGCCATGGATGGACTGCCGGGTTGGAACACATATCCCGAAGCCGCGCTAGACCTGCACATCCGTACCGCACTTTATGAGGCCGCCAAGGCCAATCTGTTCGTCGCCAACGGCCCGGCCGCGCTGGCCATGTTTGTCGATCGGTCGACATTCTCGTTCACGCCGCTCGAGCCGGACGGCCACACCTACTTTCCCAACACGCCGCAGTTCTGGCAGGCCAATATGGGCATCTCGCCGCCGGACGAGGACAGGTTTCCATGGTTTCGGCCGGATCAGTTCCTGGTCTACGGCCACGATACTTATGAGAATATCTGCGCAGCATGGGAGCGGCTAAGGCCCATGTTGCAAGGGAATGGAGTGGTACATAGCCTCGGCCATGCCTCTCATGAAACAAATCCCACCGTTGGCCTGAGTGTTGCCGAAACCCGCAAGGACACCTTCGGCTAGGCAGTGACAGCCCCGGTAGCCCGGCACGGCTGACTATCTGATCCGCGGCCCGCGTTAGCGCGCGACACGCCGAAAGCTGCAACGTGCAACTTCGGGGTTTACGATGGCCGCGCAGACCGAATTCCAAGGTCTATCCTCAGTATTTACGCAGGAGTTCTCGAGCAACGTCGAATTGCTCCTGCAACAGATGACTTCCAAGATTCGCGGCAAGACCCGCGAAGGCAGTCATACCGGCAAGGCGGCGTCGCCGATCAATCAGTTCGGTGAAGTCGCGGCCCGTGCGCCCACCGGCCGCTTCGCTCCGCTGCAAATCCAGCAGCCGGACGCGATTCGCCCCTGGGTGTTTCCGCAGCCGGTCGAAATCCCGCAACTGATCGATAGCTTCGATACCGAGGAAACCATCGTCTCGGTGCAGGGACCGTATACGCAAGCCGCCGCCGCGGCGCTCGGCCGCGCCTATGACGACGCGCTGATCGCGGCTTCGACCGCATCCCGCCAGTTGGGCACCGATACCGGCACGCTGACGGCAACCAGCTATTCCACCACCAATTTCCAGGTGGCTTCCACCTTCGGCTCATCGTCAGCGTCGGGGCTGTCGGTCGCCAAGATGATCGAGGCGCGGCGTATTCTCGAGCATTACCACAACGACCTCGAGATGGACCCGCCGTTCATGGTCATCGGCAGCCAGCAACACGCCGACTTGCTCAACCAGGTTCAGGTGGTGTCGACGGAATTCAATGAGCAGCCGGTGCTGGTCAACGGCCGCGTCCGGCGCTTCCTCGGCTTTGAGCTCATCGTGTCCGAGCGTCTGTCGCAGGCGGCGTCCGTCCGCACCGTGTTCTGCTCGGTCAAGTCGGGGATGTATCTCGGTATCTGGAAAGACATGGTGAACTTCGCCGACTATCGCTACGACCTGTCCGGCCGGCCGCTGCAGTTGCTCACGCAAGCCATGTACGGCGCGGTGCGGCTGCAGGACGGCAAGGTGGTCTCCATCCTGTGCTCGGACTCCACCGGCGCAGACATTACGCCTTGAGGAGCCAACCATGGCCGTCGATTCACTAAAGTCACAGTCGATCACCAACCTGGACGCTACGCCGTATGTCTACAACTCGGCAGGTCAGGGCGCACCGGCGCGGTTCAATACGGTGGACGATCTGGTCGGTCTGACCACCAATGGTCTGGCCTCGACCGGCTCGACCTATCGCATCATCCGGTTTCCGACCGGCGCCATCCCGAAGTCGCTGACGGTCTATATCGACAGCTACGCGGATTCGCATTCGACGCCGGCCGTGGTGTTCGACCTCAACGTGGTGTTCTCGGATTCGACCATCGACGGTACGCAGCCGGCGCTGCAGGGCCTGATCCCACAGACCAGCAACAACGGCAACACCACCACGTTCACATCGTACTCGTCGCCGAACTTGCTGTTCGGGCAGCTCACCCCGACCTCGGCCACGGCTGCCTATGGACCGACCGATCTGATCTTCAACGGTGTCGGTACGACCTATACGGCGCTGAACCTGATCATGCAGCCGATCTGGCAGACCTTTGGCTTTGTTGACAAGCGTAGTAATCCGGCCGATCCCGGCGGCTACTTCGATCTGGTGGCCTATATCTCGACGGCGGCCACCACGCCGCACGCCGCGAACTTCTACGCCCGAATGAGTTACGCGAAGTAGGAAGCAATGACGGCAGTATCGATCGCCATCAACCGCGGCCAATCGGGGTTTGCGCTGTCCGACTTCGTGGTCGCGGCGTCGGCGCCGACCGGCTCGGCGGATATCGAGTTTCGGTTTCAGATACTGGATGCCAACTCGAAGGCGTTGACGCGCGAGGACTTGCATCTGGCGTTGGATGCGTTTCAGCGGTGGCTCAAGCAGACCGGCTTTCAGTCGCCGGCGGGAACCTTCCCGTACACTTCATCCCTGGGGATTTAGGCCATGCCGTCAGAGAACACCAATATCCTCAATCTGGTCGGCAATGTCGGCGATCCGACACAGACCTCGCAGCCGGACGGTTCGACGCCGCCGTTTACCGTTGGCCGCCAGGGCGACAATCTCGCGTCCGACCTGCACGGCAAGTTCTGGACCGCCAACTATCGCAACAAGGTGTTCTCGGCCCAGGCGCTTGGCACCACCACCACCGGCATTACCATTCCGGTCGTTACCGCAACATTGGCCTCGGTGTTCACGCTGTACAATCCGCCGACATCGGGCGTGATTGCGGAAATCATCGATACGACGTTGCTCAACGTGTCCGCGACCACCGTTGTCGACATCTTCGGCTGGTACGCTTCCCCGCAACCGCAATCGGCCGCTGGCACGTTCACCACCAAGGGTACGGTCAATTCCGGCAAGGTCGAGGCGCCGAGCGCCAACCAGGTGTCGTTTTATTCTTCGTACACCCATTCCGGAACGCCGACGATCTTTGCCGTGATCGGTGGCTATGGCGCCGTGAGCAATGCCTTCGGCCCGGTCTACAAGTTCTTCGACGGCAGCCTGACATTGCCGCCCGGCATTGCGATGTCGCTTGCCGGCAACGTCGCTGCCGGCACCACAACTGGCATGGCCGCCGAAGTCCGCTGGGTCGAGTGGCCGTTATAAGAAATGAGCGGCCAGCATGACACGATCCGCCAATGATTGGGCCGCACTGAAAAAGGCCGAGCGGGAAGGCCGGGAAGCGCCTGGAACCTATGACCGGCTGTGGGCCGAGCATGAAGAACAGCTTGCGGCCAAGGAAAAAAAGCGGCTTGAGGACGAATTCGCCGAGGCCGTAAGTCTGCACAAGAAAGCCACGGGGTCTTAAAGACAATGGCGATCAACCTGACCCCGAATTCCACCGCCGACGATATTCCGGGCGTGGTCGAGATCATCAAGCTATTGTCGGACTCCGAAGCCTATACTTCGCGGCTTGCGGAACTGCGTGGATTGGCGGCTACGGCTGACAGCAAGATGGCCGACGCCAAGGCCATGGCGGACAAGTATGCCGCGGCGACCGGCATGGTTGCCGATGCGACAAAGCTGCTTAACGAGCACAAGCGCCGCAACGACGAGCTGTCCGAACGCACCAATACCGTCAATGCGCGCGAGCGGGAAATTGCCAAGGCGGCATCCGAGCATGACCGGCATGTGAGTGCGGCTACGGCTGCACATGACAGCCGCGAGCAGGCGCTCAACGTCAGGGAAAACGAGGCCGACAGCAAGGCTGCCGAGCTGGCGGTTTTGGAACAATCCCTCAATGAACGCGAGGCTGCCATCGCGGCGCGCGAAGCGAAGATGAGGGAGATCGCCCGCTCCTTCGCGGAGTAGGCGATGAGCGGCAAGGCATTCATTCAGGCCAAGGTCTATTGGGCGCCGCTTGGCTATGTCCAGCTTACCAGCGTCAACTCGCCTACTGGATTGAGTGTGCCATCAGACGCCACCATTGCCGAGATCACCGTTGAGGCACAAGCCATTCGCTATCGTGACGACGGCGTCAATCCTACTGCCAGCGTGGGGATGCCCGTGGCCGCGGGGAA